CCAGTGGTGGAAGCGTTGGGAAAAAGACAAAGTGCCTAATCTTGAGTTTGTTATTCAAAGTTATGATACGGCGTTTAGTAAAAGAGAAACTTCTGACTTTTCTGCCATAACCACGTGGGGTGTTTTTCACCCGGAAGAAGCTGGGGGTCCCCCGGCGATTATATTGCTGGACAGCAAGAAAGAGCGGTGGGATTTCCCGGAGCTCAAGCGAGAGGCGCTAGAGCAGTATCAGTACTGGGACCCCGACACCGTCATCGTAGAAGCAAAAGCTTCTGGATTACCCCTGACGCACGAATTAAGAAACGTCGGGATACCCGTTGTTAACTTTACGCCAAGCAAAGGTAATGATAAGATAACGAGAGTTCACTCCGTCTCACCTTTGTTTGAAGCGGGAATGGTTTGGGCCCCCGACACTTCTTTTGCTGACGAGCTCATAGAAGAGGTAGCAGCTTTTCCCAACGGGGAGTATGATGACTTGGTAGATAGCATGACACAGGCCCTTATGCGTTATCGTCAGGGTAATTTTGTGCAGCTACCGTCGGATGACTGGGGCGATGAGGATACCAACGTAAGAGTTAGGGCGTATTATTAATGGGAAATAGTGTAGTAGATTTGGGGGCCGCGGCCTTAGATTATGTTGAGGGCGCTTGGGATTATATGACAGGGGCCCCGAAAGCTTCTGCCAGTGGCGGGTACTATAAAAATCTTGGCCCCGGAGCTCGCCAGTACTTTTCTGGCCCCGGCGATTATGAAAAAACCAATCCAGTGATGGAGTATTTTGGTTTTGAAGACGGTGGCAGTCCTGCGGTGGAGTTGCGTGACGACGGGTCCCTTCCCGGTGTAGATGAGTTACGTTACATGACCCCTGCCGAAGTAGAAGAGGGCTCGTATAGTTTTCTTCAGAACATGGAAGAGCAGATGCTGGGTCATTTGGCCGCCGCCCAGAGCGTCCATGACGAAGACCTCCCTGTGCGCCAGTCCCTAGATATGAAGCGCTACCACTACGAAGAGGCGGAAAAGCTGCGTGAGCAGATCGAGCAGTTTAAGGAACGCCGCGCTAGCGCCATTCAAAACTACCCGGAAAGCGAAACTAAACTGTACATGAAAGAGGGGGAGGCTCCTTATGTAAAAGGGTTCCCGGATGATTTGGTTCAGGGCTTTGACGACGGCGGCGCGGCTTCCCTTGGCGCGGGCCGTGTATACCGAGAAGGGGACTACATTACGGAGCCCGGCTACCTTGGTCCGGAGTATGCGTTTGAGGTAGAAGACCCGCGGCGCTTTGATGTTTATGAAGATAGCGGACAGTTTGCGCCGCCTCTAATGGACAAAGCCCTTGAGCCGTATGACGCGGAAGGTCGTGCGCGGCCCACGTATCCTAGCTTTCAGGAATACATCGAGGTAGACGAGTCCGGTAAGTATCCGGCTTTTGGTATAATGGCTAGCCTTGGTAAGGATGCGGATAGGACGAGTCCGTTACAGGCCGATCCGGAGTACCTCGGCATAGAGGGTTTTGACATTTACCGGGACCTAGCGCCGGAACAGTTTAAACGTCGCCCCCTAAATAAACAGAATTTTGATAAGAAACGTGGCTTCCAACACGGGCAGATGGTTCGATTGGAGGCTATGGATAATAAATTGATGAAAATGGCGGGGGTCTCTCCGCAGAGCTTGGGGCCTGCGGCTATGAACCAAATGTCGGATATTTTGGGGCGTAAAATTGGCTGATGAAAAAGTATACACGGGGATTCCGCCGTCAGAACGTCAATATTCGGGTGTCCCTGTCCTTGGCGGATTAGAGGCGGCGTATAGTTATCTGGCCCCAGTAGAGTACCCGGTTATTGAAGAACCGCGGACCGTGTACACCGAAGATATGGGTCGGCGCTATACTTCGACAACACCGGGCGTGTATGGCGAACCGCGGCCCGCGGTCCCCGCAGCTATTCAAGGCGGAATAGATTTTTTTAAACAGCTTGTAGATCAGCCGGGAGAAACCGCGTCAGCGGTAGCCGAGGGTATTGCGTCTATACCAAAAGAGCAAATGCTTGGGGCGCAAGCCTTAATGGAGGGTGCGGACTACGCGTATGACCCAGAGACTAAGGAAGAGTACCGGTTTGATCCGTTTCTAACTGCCGCGCCGGTAGCTGGTGGAACGGCGATAAGCATTGCGCGTACTGCGGGCGATACCGGAGAAGTGCTCGGTATTATGGCCGGTAGAAGATCTTTAAGTGGTGCGGACAAAGAGCAGGTTGCAAAATCTTTGCGGGCTATGGGTAAGTCTCCGGACGAAGTTTTTAGAGCAACGCAAGCTTTCTTTGACAGTGATGTTTTGGGTAGTGACACTGCCGCTTTTCGGTTTGAAATACCAACAGCTAACTCTAAGTTTAAAGAAGACGGTCCGGTTAAGATGTTGGATGTGGACTATGGCAGGGGCTATGCTTTTGGTCTTGGCGACGAATACAGGAAAGTAACCTTTGACGAAGAAGGTGATCTTTTAGAATTAAACAAAGGCAAAATACCTACTGTAGGCGAAATATTTGATTTCCCTGAGTTGTATGAGCAGTACCCTGAAATTAAAGACTCTTTAGTCGTAAAACTTGCAACACCAGAAGGGGAGCCGGTTTGGAAGGCCCCCCGGGCTGTATTTATGAGTGGCGCGTCAAGCCCGTACAGAAAGCCGACCATTGGCCTGAGAGACTCTCAGTCTCAGTCGGAGCTTCAGTCGAGCTTGTTACATGAGCTTCAGCATTGGGTTCAGACAAAAGAAAGCTTCCCGGAGGGGGCTTCCGGGTCTCGTATTATGGACCTAATAGAAGAAAAAATGGGTGCTAAGATGGACCCTGATTTTTTAAAAAGCGCGGCATATGCCGCCTATGAAAGTGTGTACGGGGAGGCTGAAGCCCGTAACGTGCAACGCCGTTTTTCGGATTTTAGGAAAGCCGAATTAAATCCTGTTGAAACTAGACGGGCTGAAGCCCCTGATAATGACATAAGTATGTCGGAAGACGCTGCCGCGGAAAGAGCAGCGGACATGATAAGGGAAAGCCTAGAATACGGTGATTATTCGTATGAAGACGTTTTTCCAGATGCTTTCAAGGCAAAAGGCGGCGTAATAACTTTGGCCGACACCGCGCGGAACATGACCCGCGGCCCACGGGGCGTAGCCGCTCTTGCACCAATAGCTAGGAATATGTATCGGCCTATGGTAAGTTAGGGGCCTTAAAGGAGAACACAGATGGCGCGTAAACCAATTGGCGGTTTGATGGACAACAACGTCCCTTCACAGTTAGACCCAGAGGATTTAGCTGCGGAGGTCGAGTTAGAGATTCCGGGCAGCATGGACAACGTCGTGGCTTTTGAAGGCATGGCGGAGGGCATGGATATTGAGATGACCCCGGAAGAGGACGGCGGCGTTACGATTGATTTTGATCCGTCTGACCAGCGCGGTGAAAGCGATGACTTTTACGCCAACTTGGCGGAAGAGATGCCTGATCGCGAGCTATCTAGAATTGCTGGCGAGCTTTTACATGAGTTTGATGCAAACAAAGCAAGCCGACAGGAGTGGGAAGATGCTTATGCAAACGGTCTTGATCTTCTCGGGTTCAACTACGAGGAAAGGACGCAGCCGTTCAGAGGGGCTTCTGGGGTTACGCACCCGTTGCTTGCCGAGGCGGCTACGCAGTTTCAAGCGCAGGCGTTCAATGAGTTGTTGCCAGCGTCCGGGCCCGTGCGTACTTCTATCATGGGAAGCGAAACAAACGACAAACAGCGGCAGTCTCAGCGCGTAAAGCAGTTTATGAACTATTACATCACGGATGTGATGGAAGAATACACCCCGGAACTTGACCAAATGCTGTTTTATCTGCCTTTGGCGGGGTCTACATTCAAAAAAGTATACTATGACGAGACTTTGGGACGTGCGGTAGCTAAGTTTATACCGGCGGAAAACCTTGTTGTACCGTATGAGACCTCTGATTTGGAGACTTGCCCCAACATTACGCAAGTTTTGAGGATGTCTCTTAACGATTTGCGTAAAAAACAGGTTGCGGGCTTCTATTTGGACATACCGGTGATCCCGGCCCAAGAGGAATCCGACCAGATTACCAGTGAAATCGACCGTATTGACGGCACAAGCCGCTCACAGATCGACTACGACTGCACGATTTTAGAATGTCACGTAGATTTAGACCTAGAAGGCTACGAAGACCTCGATGAGGACGGCGAGCCGACGGGTATTAAGATACCATATGTTGTCACACTGAGTCAGGACAACGGCCAAGTGCTGTCTATTCGCCGTAATTACCGCGAAGATGACGAATTAAAGCGTAAAATTCAGTATTTCGTACACTATAAGTTCCTTCCGGGCTTTGGTTTTTACGGTTTAGGGCTTATTCATACGATTGGCGGTTTGTCACGGACCGCCACAGCGGCACTGAGGCAGTTGATCGACGCAGGTACGTTATCTAATCTCCCAGCGGGTTTCAAAGCCCGTGGATTGCGTATTCGGGACGACGATGATCCGCTTCAGCCCGGAGAGTTCCGCGATGTGGACGCTCCCGGAGGGGCTATTCGTGACAGCCTTATGCCGCTGCCATTTAAAGGCCCAGACCAGACACTGTTCCAGCTTTTGGGTTTTGTTGTGGATGCGGGACAGCGGTTTGCCACAATTACAGACATGAAGGTGGGAGACGGCAACCAGCAAGCGGCGGTTGGAACGACTATCGCGATGCTGGAGCAAGGCTCACGCGTGATGAGCGCGGTGCATAAGCGGTTGCACTACGCAATGCGGATAGAATTTAAACTTTTGGCCCGCGTGATGGGTGAAAGTTTACCAGAAGAATACCCATATACAATTGAAGGCGAAGATGCGTCCGTTAAAGCTTCTGACTTTGACGATCGGGTAGATATCATTCCGGTGTCCGACCCTAACGTGTTTAGTCAGGCGCAGCGTATTGCTTTGGCACAGACTAAGCTACAGCTAGCGGGTGCCGCTCCTGAGTTACACAACATGTATGAAGTGTATCGGGACATGTACGATGCCCTTGGTGTACGCGACACGGACCGTATTATGAAGCGGGCTGTGGAGGAAGAGCCGACACCTAAAGACCCGGCGCAGGAAAACATCGACGTGATGGACATGGTGCCTCTGAAGGTGTTTGAGGGTCAGGAGCATCAGTCTCACATTATGGCGCACTTGATTTTTGGCGCATCTCCGATGGTTGGCTCTATGCCAGCTTTGGCGATGGAGCTTCAAAAGCACGTCATGGAGCACGTTAAGGTAGCCGCAAGAGAGCAGGCGGCGGTACAGTTTATCCAGAGCCGTCAGGCCGCGGGCGGCGAAGCGGCCACTGAGGAAGAGATGCTTGCAATCGAGGGGCTTACCGCGCAGTTCGTGGCGCAGGGTATGCAGATGGTTCAGCAGATGTCAGCGCAAGTCTCCGGCCAAGGCCCTGATCCGTTGGTTCAGCTTAAAGAGCAGGAGCTACAGATCAAGGCACAGGCAGAGCAGAACGACATGCAGGTCGATCAGGCCAAGCTTAATATGGAAGCGGCAGGCCAGCGGATGCGGGCGGATCAGTTCCAGCAGCGCATGGCAAGTCAAGAGCGCCAGACGGACAAGCGTATTCAATCTGCTATGGAACGGGAGATGCTTAAACAACGGGGAGACTAGATACTCATTAGTTTAGCTTGGGGGCGAAATGATAGCAGAAACACTGGCTGGTATAGCACTGGTCAAATCCGCGGTTGATGGGATTAAATCAGCCATTAATACGGCCAAGGACGTTGGCGAAATAGCGGGTTACGTTGACCAGCTTTTTGAAGGTGAAAAGCAGGTCCAGCAGAAAAGAGCTAAGAGTGCGTACCCCGGAATTGGAGACCAGTTCGGGGTATCTAATATTGCGTCTGAAGTCATAGATGCAAAACTGGCTCAAGAAAAGATGCAGGAAATGCGTAACCTAATTGATTTACGTTTTGGCCCCGGAACGTGGCAAAGTATAGTAGATGAGCGGGCTCGTAGGATACAGGCGGCTAGAGAGGCGGCTTCGGCGGAGCGCCGTAAAAAGCTGGCCGAAGCAAAAGAGTTTGAAGAAACCATGAAGCAAGTCGTGCTTGTAACTTCGGTGATTGTTATCGCGATAGGGTTTTTTATATTTTTGTTTGCGGTGGTACTATGACGGTAGATAAATTTTTAGAATGGAAGATACTGCCTCGTTTTATGATGCTAGCAAGCACGGTGATGAGTTGGCGCTGTGCCGAGTGGTTTATGGCGTTAGACGCGCCGACGGGGGCGCAGAGTGCTTTTGTTTCAGTGGTTATGGGCGTTATGACGGGCGTTTTTGGTATATGGATGGGGCACGAGCACAAGCCCGTGGCTAAATAATGTATCAGGCGGTTGTTCTTGCGTGTCTTGTTTTTAATATGGAACAATGTTACCAGTTAGAAGACCAGTGGGGGCCCTATAGCACATATGAGCGGTGCGAGAAACGAGCGTATGAAATGTCTCGCGCAGTTCATAAACACATGCAAGGATACAAGCCTGTATCTTGGCAATGTCGGGCGTTACCAAAAGGAAAGTTGACAACATGATTCAGGCACTTATTGGACCAGCTACCGAGCTAATCGGTAAATTTGTTGAAGATAAAGACCAGAAGAACAAGTTGGCGCATGAGATTGCCACTATGGCAGAGCGCCACGCGCAGGACTTAGCTAAAGGCCAGCTTGAAATCAATAAGATGGAAGCGCAGCACCGCTCTATATTTGTGGCGGGATGGCGGCCCTTTCTTGGCTGGGGCTTGAGCTTTGCGATGATATGGCACTTCGTTTTAGTGCCTATGGTTACATTTGGTTTTGCGTATGCGGGAATAGAAGCGCCAGATTTACCCGCGTTTGATATGGACTCTTTGATGACCGTGCTAATGGGTATGCTTGGCCTTGGTGGGTTACGTACCTTTGAAAAAGCCAAAGGACTGACAAAATGAATAGGTACATAGCACTGGGCTTACTCTATTGTGGTAAGCCCTTTATTGTAATAGGTAATTGGTTTTGGCGTCAGCATAGAAAATTTCTAAGGCGGAACCGGTAGATGGAAGCTAATTTTTTTAAAAGTCTTGAGATGGTACTGCACCACGAAGGTGGGTTTGTGGATCACAAAGATGATCCCGGAGGCGCAACTAACAAGGGTATCACACATAAAACCTATGCTGATTTTTTGGGGCGTCCTCTTGAAGACGTAAGCGAGCTAAAGAACATCCCAAAAGATCATGTTCAGTTAATCTACAAAAAAGGTTACTGGGACAAGGTAAGGGGTGACGAACTTCCGAACGGTGTAGATTTTTGCGTATTTGACTGGGCCGTGAACAGCGGGCCGGGACGTGCCGCAAAGGCATTACAAAAGACGGTTATGGTGTTGCAGGATGGGGCTATTGGTCCAAGGACCCTAGAAGCTGTCTCTGAATATAGCCCAACAGAAATAATAGAGAAAATAACTGAGACTCGTATTGAGTTTTATAAGGGTTTGTCTACGTACAGTACTTTTGGCAAAGGTTGGTTAAAAAGGGCAAAAGAAACTCGTGACTTTGCTTTGGATATGATATAAAACCATATCAGACTTAATGCGGAGATATACGAGTGGATCAAATTTATTTCGCGGAGGCCGTCTTTCGGATTATTCGGGAGCGGCGGCAAGCAGTTCAAGACTTGTTGATTTATGACAATGTTAAGAACATCGAGCAGTATCGTGAGCTCATGGGAAACTTAAAGTCCCTAGATCACGTGGAACAGGAACTCAAGGGCCTGCTAGATAAACAGGAGCAAAGCAATGGCTAAAGCGCAAAAAGTTAACCTTGAAGGCGCAGCGGAGGGTGTCGCAAACCTCGCTTCAGCTTACAAGGATGTTACTGATAAGGTACTGGACCCCGAGTCTATCGGTGGTTCTCTCCTAGAAAGGATGCCGGACCCAACGGGCTGGCGTTTGCTTATTCTCCCCTATCGCGGAAAAGGTAAAACTGACGGCGGAATCTATTTGCCGGATAAGGTAGTGGAAGAGCAGACAATATCTACGCAAGTTGGTTATGTCCTAAAAGTGGGGCCTCTGGCTTACAAGGACCCAGAGAAGTTTCCCTCTGGTCCGTGGTGCGAGCAGGGTAACTGGGTGATGTTTGCTCGTTATGCGGGGTCTCGTTTTAAAATTGATGGTGGCGAGGTTCGTATTCTAAATGATGACGAGATTTTATCGCGCATCAAAGAACCCGAAGATATTTTGCATTTCTAGGAGAAAAAAATGGCAGAAGAAAAAGAAGATCAAATCGAATTAGATTTAGACGACGCGCAAGAACAAGAAGTCGAATTGCCCGGTGGTGATGACAATGCCTCGCTTGCGGCATCTTCCGACGATGCCTCGCTTGCGGCATCTTCCGATGACAACTTTGATAAGGCGGAGAACGCTACGCAGAAGCGCATAGATCGTCTTACAAAAAAGATGCGGGAGGCTGAGCGCCAAAGGGAAGAGGCTATAAGGTACGCTCAAAACGTACAGGCTGAAGCTAGCTCTCTTAAACAGCGCATGGACCATTTGGACAACAGCTATGTGAAAGAGTATAGCAGCCGGGTTGAAACTCAGATCGCCGCCGCCGAAAGTGACCTAGCTGTTGCTATTGAGATTGGTGATACTGCGGGTGTCGTAGAAGCTCAGCGTAAGATCACGCGGTTAGCTATTGAGAACGACAGAGCTGAACAGGCAAGGGCACAGCAGGATCGGTACAGTAAAGCCGCTGCCGCGCAGCAACGCGCACAGGTTGAGCAGCCTATGCCGTCTCAACCTAAAATGCCGGACCCCAAAGCCCAGCGTTGGGCGTCTCGAAATGAGTGGTTTGGGGAAGATGAAGCTATGACGTACGCAGCTTTTGGCATCCACAAAAAGCTTATTGAAAACGAAGGGTTTGACCCGCAGTCCGATGAGTACTATAATGAATTAGATAAGCGTATGGTGGAAGAGTTTCCGCATAAGCTAAACGGTGGTAGCAGACGGCCCGCTCAGACGGTTGCTTCCGTATCCCGCAGTAGTTCTGGGCGCAGTAGTGGGAAAAAGGTTAGACTCACCCCTAGCCAAGTCGCAATAGCGAAAAAATTGGGTGTGCCGCTTGAAGAATACGCGAAATACGTGAAGGAGTAAGGAAAATGACAGAACAGAACATTGATCGGACTTCTCGCGCAAATCAAACTCGGGAGAAAACGGCAAAGCGTAAGCCGTGGGCTCCCCCATCTATGTTGGATGCACCGCCTGCACCGGATGGTTTTAAGCATCGTTGGATCAGGGCTGAAACCCGTGGTTTTGACGATACTAAAAACGTAAGCGCTAAGATGCGCGAAGGTTGGGAACTGGTTCGTAAGGACGAGTACCCTGACTTTGAGGCCCCGGTAGTTGACTCAGGTAAGTACGAAGGTGTGTTTGGAGTAGGTGGCCTTATTCTCGCACGGATTCCAGTGGAAACGGTGGCAGAAAGAACCGCATATTTTAACCAAAGAAGTGCGGATCAAATGCAAGCCGTGGACCAAGATATGATGCGCGAGAATGCTCATTCATCCATGACGATCAATAAACCTGATCGTCAATCTCGTGTAACTTTTGGCGGCCCACAGAGATAGGGTCGCCCTGATTAGGAGAAAAATCAAATGGCAAACCAAAACACTGCCTATGGTCTTCGTCCTATCGGGCTAGTTGGAAGTGGTGTTAATTCTACCGGTGTAACCGAATATGAAATCTCATCCGCCAACGGCAACCCAATCTATCAGTACGCTATTGTAGTCCCGACTGCTGCTGGCGTTATTGATTATGCTGGTGCTACCGACGGTGGCACAACTCCAGCATTGGGTGTCCTGATGGGCGTTCAATACCAAGACTCAGTCCAGAAGAAGCCTGTATGGCTCAACTACTGGCCGGGTTCTGGTTCAGTCAGCGTTGACACAAACTACCCTGTAAAGGCGTTTGTGGCTGACAATCCAAACCAACTGTTCAAAGTTGCTTCTGACGCATCATTGACTGACCGTGCAACCGCACAGGCAGCCATTTTTGCTAACGCATCTTTGGGCACATCAGCCCGCACCGGCTCTACCAACACGGGTAGCGCAAACGGTGCACTTAGCGTGTCTTCAATTGCCGTAACAGCGACTTTGCCGCTGCGGATTGTAGGAATCATGGATGACGAAGCCAACAGCGACTTTGCCGCTGCGGGTATTCCTTTGATTGTTCGGTTGAATGCACATTTCAACGCAAACACAAGCCGTTTTGACTCGCAGACTACTGCGACTTCAACGGGCGTTTAAGGAGGGGATAGAAAATGGCTATTTCTCGCGCACAACTAGCGAAAGAGCTTGAGCCCGGCCTGAATGCTTTGTTCGGCCTTGAGTACGACCGCTACGAAAATGAGCATGCTGAAATCTATGACGAAGAGTCATCAGATCGTGCATTTGAAGAAGAGGTGATGCTCGGTGGATTTTCAACGGCACCAACAAAATCTGAAGGCGGAGCCATCAGTTTTGACGATGCACAAGAGACCTACACAGCACGGTACACACACGAAACAATCGCTCTGGCGTTCTCAATCACTGAGGAAGCTATCGAAGACAACCTGTATGACCGTCTGGCATCACGCTACACCAAAGCTCTGGCCCGTTCAATGGCTCAGACAAAGCAGATCAAAGCTGCCGCTATTCTGAACAATGCGTTCAGCGCAACCGGCGGTAATGCGATTGGCGATGGTGCAGCACTTTGTTCAAACGCTCACCCATCATTGTCAGGTAACCAGACCAATATTCTGGCTACTGCGGCTGACCTCAACGAGACTTCTCTTGAGCAGATGCTGATTGACATTGCTGGTTTGACTGACGAGCGTGGTCTGAAGATTGCAGTACGCGGTACGAAGTTGATTATCCCTAAAGAGCTGCAATTCATTGCAGAGCGGGTGATTAACTCAAACCTCCGTTCTTCAACAGCGGACAATGACTTGAACGCGGTGAAGAGCATGGGAATGCTTCCTGACGGGGCAGTGGTTAACCACTTCCTGACCGACACGGATGCTTTCTTCATCAAGACAGATGCTCCAAACGGCTTCAAGTACTTCAACCGCGCAGCGATTAAAACTGCAATGGAAGGTGATTTTGACACCGGAAACATGCGGTTTAAGGCTCGTGAGCGTTACAGCTTCGGCGTCTCAGATTGGCGTTGTGTTTTCGGTACTCCGGGCGCAGCGTAAACATCTTTTACAAATGAGAAAGGGCGGCAGTTGCCGCCCTTTCTTTTTTGCGGTATACTTATTTTGGGCGTAACTTTAGCTTTGTAGACAGGATCCTGCCCACCTGACATTGCACGGACTACAGAGCGAACCCTTGTGCAAGAGGTGATAAAATGGCTTCTACAACTTTTTCGGGTCCCGTGACCTCCACTGCCGGTTTTATTTCTGGCTCTGACTCTCTCGTTTCCGTAACAGCTAACGCTACCATGACATCTGCCGCAAATGCAGGCCGCACTATGGTTTTGGATATTGCAAGTGGCGCGACTGTCACTCTCCCTGCTGCTAGCGGAACAGGCAACATCTACAAGTTCTTTGTAGCAACCACCGTTACTTCAAACGACTATATCATTCAGGTTGCTAATTCTAGCGACACAATGTCTGGTATGGCTATTGTAGCTAACGACGGCGGCGATACTGCGTCTATCTTTGAAACTGCTGCTGACAGCGACACCATCACTATGGACGGGTCAACGACTGGCGGTATTCTTGGCGCACAGGTGGAACTTCAGGACGTTGCTAGCAACAAGTTTTCTGTTGTAGTCCGCACAGCGGCCACTGGCACAGAAGCTACTCCTTTCTCCGCTGCTGTTTAATAGGGGCTTATCATGGGTAAGCTTAACGGTAGCAAAAAGCCTCTTAAAAAGGCCGTAAAGGCCGTGAAAAAGGCTGTAACAAAGAAAGAGGGGTAAGCTATGGCTGGATCTCTGATATTTTCCAAATATCGGGACGTAGGCACAGACGGAGACGGCACGATCTATAGTGGACCGTGCCGTTTGCGCCAGCTTACGGTAAATACCGAAGCTGCTGGAGCCCCCGCTATTATTTTACGTGACGGCGGCGCATCTGGCGGGATCAAGCTACAGCTTGATCTTCAAACAAGTGACACTTTTTCAGTCAACATTCCAGATGACGGCATTCGTTTTGATACAGACCTGTATATAGACGAAACCGCTTTGGATAGCGTGACTGTCTTCTTGTCGTAACAGGAGGCTCGAATGGCTCGTGAAGTCAGTTCCATATCAAGGGTAGGGACTTCGGAGCCGTTCGAGCTTCAGTCTTCTCGTGACCAAATTGCGTATCACAACACGCTTTTTAAATATGGTTACAACCCTAATATCATTAACGTAAGTGAAACCGTCTGGGATGCAGGCGGTTTATACGCATATCCGGGTTCCGCGGTAGCTATGACAGTCACCTCCGCAGGAGGCGCTACAGATTCTGGCGTAAAAGTGCTTGTATCTGGTCTTGATACAAATTATGCGGAGCTAGAAGAAGAAGTGACTTTGAACGCTAGCGGAACAGCCACGACTACGGGTTTGTTTTTGCGTGTTTTCAGAGCTTATGTAAGCGGCGCTACTTCCCCTACAGGTAATATCACCATAGCTAATGGTGGCACTACCTATGCTCAAATTACAAACGGTGAAAATCAAACGCTAATGGCGGTATATACCGTTCCTGCGGGTAAAACTCTCTACATTAACGAAGGCATTGCCACACACGGCACTGGGACATCTGGTGGCGTATATATGACTGTGCGCTTTTTAGTAAAGCCTTTTGGCGGCGTATTTAGGACGCAGGTTAAGGTAGATGTTGTCGAAAGTCAGGTTTATTACCCATTTGCCTATCCTATTAAAGTGACAGAAAAGTCGGACGTTGAGGTGCGGGCTATTTGTAATAAAAACCAAGCTAACGCAATATCTGCCTCCTTTAATGGCGTGTTAATCGACAACGGGAATGCTTTGTAATGGCTGAACGTAAAAAAGCCAAAATGCCCCCCCGCAACAAGAAGAATTTCCGCCCTACTGAAAAAGGAGCGGGGATGACTAAAGCTGGAGTAGCCGCATATAGGAAGGCAAACCCCGGCTCAAAGTTGAAGACCGCCGTAACAGGCAAGGTCAAAAAAGATAGTAAGGATGCAAAGCGTCGTAAGTCTTTCTGTGCGCGTTCTGCGGGACAAATGAAAAAGTTTCCTAAAGCGGCGAAAGACCCAAACAGCCGTTTGAGACAGGCACGTAAAAGGTGGAAGTGTTAAAATGAGCAAGCCAACAGTTGCAGAACTAGACAAGAAGGTCGAGGTTATTCAGGCCGTTTTACATCGGTTGGAAACCAACCATCTTGCTCATATGCAAAAGGACATAGACCGTCTGGATATAAAGGTCTGGGCTATCCTTGGCGGCATTGCTCTGCAACTTGCGGCGACGGTAATAGCATTAGTGGCGGTGTTGACATGACACGAGTTAATTTAGGCGCAGGCGCTTGCTCTGTTAGGAAAATGGCTAAAGGCGGCGTTGTTAAAATGAAGAAGGGCGGCACTATATGCCCTGAAGGTAAGGCGTGGGCAAAGCGCACGTTTGACACATATCCGAGT